GTTTTTCACTCCATCGAGCGCGTTGCCTAGGGTTAGGTCCTCGACCCCAAGGTTTTTGACTTTGTCGCCTAGGGTCACGTCCTCTAATCCTATGTTTTTGACTTTGTTGCATATGTTTATGTCCTCGAACCCCAGTGCCTCGTCTGCGTCTCCGAGTTACGGGTTTCCTCTGAGACAATTGCACACATTTTGATTTGACACGCGAACCTTTATTTGACAATCTCTTATCAATCTCAAATTGGGTCAACATGCTAAGTAATGTGTAAAATACTTTCACATTTGAATCCACCTTTTTGGTTGACATTATAATATATGATAATATTTTATTATACTATCTTGAGTGTTTCACATTTGTAAGTTTCAGGGACAATTTTCAATATACATTTTGATTTTTTTCCCTTTAATGGATCAACACATCCCTTTTCGTGTTTAATTTTATCTTTATCGGGTTTAGGGCACCTAGACCGGAAATGTTCATATCTGTCTCTAACGTCAATATATGTGAGTCCTGATTTCTTTCCTAACATTTTATTGATTAATTCATGAAGTCTGTATATATATAAAGAGTATGTTGACCTTGATTTCATATCTCGCATTGTTAACGGAAGTGTTTTCATATTATCCCTAAGATTTGAACGACATTTCCCACACGGCAAAACATGTGGCAATAATTTCAAAAATTTAAAGTAATGTTTTTTGTCTTCATTTGACGGGTGCTCTGGATAATTAAATGACATTGTATGTAAGTAATGCCACATACTTGGACCCCATATAGAGGTTAACATACCGTCATTACTTTTATAGTTTTTGCGTGTGAACACAATACCCTTTTTATTCTTTCGTGTTTTCATATATAATATGTGTATAAAACAAATATTAATATAGAATATCCTCAATTTTTGTATGTTTAGGACAATATGTGATGCCATACATTTTAAGTATAGAGCAATAATAGGTATAGTCCATCCTGTAATCAGACCTACATATCTCGTATATAGTACCTGTTATGTCCCTGAAAATCATATAACTATTCATATTGATTTATCTTTACGTTATTATTATATTCTATTATTATAGTATCTATCTATATGCAGTCGACATTATATATTACATATGTGAAATGGGGGATGTATCTTATTGCATTGGTTGTTATGATTGTAATAACTTATATGGTATATACGAGATATGTAAAACAATATTCTACGCCAGATTATTCAGATAATAGGGAATTCGATCCAAAAAAAAAGAAGGGTGACACCGCAGAACTATTATATTTTTACACAACTTGGTGTCCATATTGTAAAGAAGCAGCACCTGTTATGGACGAAATGAAAAGTAATTATCCCATAATAGACGATGTAGAGATACTATATAGGTACATTGATTGTGAAAAAGATGCAAACACGGCAAAAAAATATAATGTATCCGCATACCCTACGATAAAATTAGTATACAATGACACAACATTCGAATATGATGCAAAACCAAACGTGGATACACTTAAAATGTTTATAAAGTCATCGATTTCTACTTGAGATATAGGTTAATGCATATTCAGTTCCACGTTTAAAAAGAAAATCTCTTGCTGTTTCAGTGTTTAACACGTCTTGTATTCTGGAAAATTCCCCCTCTTTACCCAAATCAATAGATATCATATTTTCATTTTCTTGTATTATGTTATTTGTCTCTTTGTTCAGAGTGATCCATGACTTTACCACAATTGCATTTATCAGTTGTAAAATGTTATCAGATGGCATTACTACTGCATTCTCTGTCATTTTAGTATATATACAAAATACCTCAGACTTATCACATTTCTCGTCGCGCATACAATTGTTATATGGGAAATGGCAAATCGTACCTCCATCTATATAACATTGTCCATCTATTTCTAATGGTGAAATTAAAGGCGTAATTGCACACGATGCGTGTATTGCATCAATGACTTTCCATTCAGGATGCGTCTCGTATGATAACTTATATTCGCGCATCACGTCATCGTTGACGTTTGTTGTCATATATACAACTTTTATTCCTGTTAGATCATACATCTCTTTTAATGTTACATCAATTGAAATACCTTTCACGTCTAATAATGGTTCTAGTATTATTGTAAATAATGACCTATCATATAACCCTTTGGGTGGAGATTGGTCGAATAACGTGAATGGATTTATCTGAGGAAGATGCCTACCCCATGGGCGCTTTATGAGATAATCGGATATCACTTCCGGTTCATAACCAAGTGTAAGTATAGTTCCAGTTATACTCCCACAAGAACACGTATATATAGAAGTAATATCTTTGATATTGATGATACATTTTTTCACTAGTTCTCCAATAATTCCCTGTTGAATAAATAGTCCCAATCCACCAGACCCTAATACAATATGTTTAAATGACATAATGTATTACTATTAAACCCTTTATTTCTTTTCTAATCTATCTATTAAATGGACACTATATTTTCTATCAGTGATGATGTAGATGATAATGAAAATGTTGACATAGATGAATTGTACGAGAGAAATATGAAGAGATCGAAAGATGTACTAACACTTTATAATAATATACTTAGAAGAATACATAGTAAAATACGGAATACATCTCGAGCGTCAAAGGAACAACATATTTGGTATTTAGTTCCAGAAGTCATTGTTGGTATTCATTATTATAATCAGATGGATTGTATCAGATATATTTTGGAACGTCTGACATCCAATGGATTTAGAAATAGTTACACTCACCCAAATCTTATCTTTGTTACATGGAATCACTGGGTCCCTAACTATGTCAGAAGTGAATGGTCTAAAAAAACCGGGAAAAAGATAGACAATTATGGTGCAGAAATAAAGGATGAAATCAAATCTCCGTTTATAATTAAAAATACAGAACAAAAACAGAAAACACAGGAGTCCATATATAAGGATATATCTGCATATGTACCCACAGGAAAATTCAAGTAATATAGGCGTTTTCTATGATGGATTTGTTTATAGAATCTTCTTGTCCTGGTATAGCAGTATCTTTAACGTGATTGACAACATCTTTAAAGAGGTCTATCCCTTTCTTATAATCGTGTTCGCATTTAGAATATAACTCAATTATAGATGATCTCGTTCGTTTTACTATACCATTCAACTTTGACTCTGTGAGTGATGGATGTATCGAGATGTTATATTCTGATACATGTGGGGTTTCTACCTGGACGAATAGTTCTTTTAATATATCTATTAATGCTTTCTGTTTTTTATGAGACGAATCTATCATAGTTTTGATATGTCGCGCATACTTAACCATTAATCTATTAGAACCACTCACCTGATAGGATTTGGAGTATACACTTGTGTAATCACACTCTTTGTCATATTGATTTAGTTTTATATCACCAAACTTTGTTATGCTTTGTGGCATATTGGATAATCCGGTAAATTCAAAATAGAAACGTTCAAGATCGAGTTGATATTGTTTTTCTGCTTCTTTCGACATAGCATTAAATACGCCAAGATCATAATCATAAACATCATAATATAATATCTCTAATTCTGGTATACCAGGTTCATCTCCCAATGAAATATTTCGACCATTTCTACAGAATTTTTCATTTATATTTATATAATCTGTTGATTCGTATATCATATCTTCTAGATCTGATATCCTCGCTCCACATATACCAGCATATGATAATAACTCTGTATCTCCAATACTGCCACCATTTATTATCGACTGGGACGATTGTTCTTCTTCTGGTGAAGCAATATACCCATTGGGGTCCTTTTCTATTTGTGATGATAATGGAGGTTCATATCCTTGTTCGGGTTTGGACTCGTTGGGATTTATTGCATCCCCTGGTTTGGACTCGTCTGGATTTATTGCATCCTCCAGTTTGGACTCGTCTGGATTTATTGCATCCCCTGGGTTGGACTCGTCTGGATTTATTGCATCCCCTGGGTTGGACTCGTCTGGATTTATTGCATCCTCTGGTTTGGACTCGTCGGGATTTATTGCATCCTCTGGTTTGGACTCGTCTGGATTTATTGCATCCTCCAGTTTGGACTCGTCAGGATTTATTGCATCCTCTGGTTTGGACTCGTCGGGATTTATTGCATCCCCTGGGTTGGACTCGTCGGGATTTATTGCATCCTCTGATTGAGGATGATTAAAGATTGGTGTTGATTGCCCACTATATGTATATTCTCGTTCTCCATACGTATCCATATCCGACACATATGACGTATCATAAAAATTTGTATCGACAATATTTCTATCTGATGATGGTCTCACTGTAGTGTGTATCGCCGCAAAAACTTGTGCAATCTTTACATAAAATGCAGCAATACCCTTACACATGTTCATTTTCTTATCACGATCCATAACATCATAGTTAGTCATACGCGAAGGGTCCATTACAATTACATTTTCCTTACGCATGGTTGGTCTTTTGCCACTTATTCTATCTGAAACATATTGTATTTCCTTATTATGCAGATTGCTTGATATGGCACTGGTTGTTAATACAATCATCTTATCACAATATCCAGGTGTTGATATATTCTTCATATCATCAAATGTTTGGGTTGTTATATATTTTGCAGCGATCACATCAACCAATGTATGAAGTTTGGGTTTAATTTTTCCATATAAAGATGAGTTACCCATATATATACTGAAAATAAAATTAAACAACAACTATAATTTTATAAAATTGATTGTACTTTATAATATACATCTTATTCCAAAAAATGAGTGAACGAAAAAAAAAGATGAGTATTTCAGTTATTATAGATGCCTTCAACGATACAAGTAAAAAATGCCACGAAGACCAATATACAATTCCAAATAATTGTAATAAATGCAATTCATTGTTTGTTATATCTGACGAGGGGTTCAGAACATGTATAATATGTGGAATCATAGACAAAAATACACTTGACCAGTGCGCCGAATGGAGGTTTTTCGGTTCAGATGATTGTGGTTCATCTGACCCATCTAGATGTGGAATGCCAATTAATCCATTGTTACAATCATCATCATTGTCGTGCAGAGTATTGCCGGGCAGAGGGTCGTCATACGAAATGTTGAAAATACGCAGGTACACCGAATACCAATCTATGCCTTATACGGAACGTTCAAGACACAATGATTTTCAAAGAATCGTTACAAAGGGGAATGAGTCGGGAATACCAAAACTAATCATAGATGATGCAATGTATTATTACCACAAAATTTCAGAAGTAAGAACATTCAGGGGACTGAATCGTGATGGGATAATTGCGGCATCATTGTACGTTGCTGCTCGAGTGAATCATTATCCACGCACATCACATGAAATCGCGCATATATTTAATCTTGATACATCGAGTGCAACAAAGGGATGTAAGCGTGCAGTAATGATTCTGAATGAAATTGAGAATGATTTACATACTTCGGATAAAACAACAATTAAACAGACTACACCAATGTCATTTATCGAACGATTCTGCAGTAAATTGCTCATTCCACAAGATATAATTAAGATATGTGTGTTTGCAACATTGATGATTAACAAAAATAATCTTATTCCAGAAAATACACCACAATCAATCGCAGCAGGGATAATATACTTTGTATCGTCGATGTGTAACATGACTATAACCCGAAAGGACGTTAGTGTCGTTACGGATATAAGCGAAGTGACAATTAATAAATGTTACAAAAAATTACTAACAATAGAAAGCGATATAATACCGAGAATGGTACTTGAAAAATATAAAAAATAATAGTATAATGCCACCACATACCGTATTTATCGTACCATACAGAGATAGGGAGGCGCATAAGAAGAGATTTGAAATTTATATAGATAGTGTGCTGAAATACAATGGATGGGTAGAAAATGTCGATGTTGAAATATTTTTTACACATCAATGTGACAACAGATCATTTAATCGTGGGGGTATGAAAAATATGGGGTTATTGTTATTGAAACAGAAATATCCAACAACATATAAGAATATAACGATTGTATTTCACGATGTAGATTCTATACCAGAATCACCTTCATTGATTCCATATAAGACAACAAATGGAACAGTTTCGCATTATTATGGGTTTACGTTTGTACTTGGCGGAATATTGGCAATAAAGGCAGTGGATTTCGAACGAGTGAATGGATTTCCTTGTTTCTGGGGATGGGGATTAGAAGACAACGCATTATACAACCGATGTGTAAATGCAGGTATTAAAGTAGATAGAAGCATTTTTTTCACATCAACTGATAAACGCATATCAAGAGAAGGTGAGTTACCAACACGACAATGGTCTAGAAGTGAAGGATATCAGTATAGACATTCTACCAAAAATGGTTATTCAACAATTAAAAATGTAAAATATACCATTAATAACCGGATGATGAATATTACGTCATTCACTACCGATTCTGAATACATTCCAGGTGATCTAGTAAGTTCAGGTGGTAGAACATTATGTAACTTACCCGTTATCCACCCTTGTAAGAATATATTTTCTAGTATTAAAAGTGCATCCATTCATAAAAAATGATCATACAACACAAGCCATATCTATTTTCGAAATAATCGTATCAAGTCGGGCAACTGTCTGAACACAAAGAGAATATGTCTCCCGCATATTGAGTAAACCAACCCTAGATTCTCTTAAATATCCTTTTACAACTGGATATTTTTCTATGTATGACAATCCCTTTATTATTGTTCTATCTATTTTTTTGATTGATTCATCTCGACTATCTTGATGGAACCATCGCCTAATACCTTCTGGTATGATGCTACTTTGTTCTATATTCAATAGAGAACCTCGGGTATATAATTTTGAATTGACCGAAACTGACGCCAACACCTTTAAATTCACTACGACTTCGTCGTATTCTGGGTCAATAGACGTCATACTACATTATAATATTAGATTTACTTATCTTATACGTTAAATATTTCGTATAAGATATTATCAGATTTAGAAATCATCAGTTGGGTCAAATACATCACCATTATTGCTTCTGTCGGACAATGCATATTCACTCACGCGTTTCTCGAAAAAATTGGTCTTACCTTCCAATGAAATCCTCTCCATAAACATAAATGGGTTAGATGTGTTATATATTTTACCATAACCTAATTGGATAGATAATCTATCCGCCACAAATTCGATATATTGACTCATTGATTCGGAATTCATTGATATAAGTCTACACGGCAAAGATTCACAAATAAATTCCTTCTCTATTTTAACCGCATCTTTAATTATTCCGTGTATTACATCAATGGTTGGTTTATCTGATAATTTATGAAACAAAAGAACAGCAAATTCTGTATGTAACGCCTCATCTCTAGAGATTAGTTCGTTTGAAAATGTTAGTCCGGGCATTACACCCCGTTTCTTGAGCCAATAAATAGAACAAAACGCACCGGAAAAGAAAATACCTTCCACGCATGCAAATGCAACAAGGCGTTGTGCAAACGTACAATCGTGTGTTTCAATCCATCTCATCGCCCAATCAGATTTTCCTTTAATACAAGGAAATGTATCAACTGCATTGAACATATCATTTTTTTCCATATCGTTAGATATGTACGTGTCAATTAGAAGCGAATACATTTCACTATGAATATTTTCCATTGCGATCTGGAAACCATAAAATGCCCTTATTTCAGAAATTTGTACATCGTCCATAAATCGCTTTCCTAAATTTTCGATAACAATGCCATCTGATGATGCAAAAAATGATAGAATCATTTTTATGAAAAATCGTTCGTCTTCAGTCAATCGTGACCAATCGTCAATATCTTTTGTTAAATCAACCTCTTCAACTCTCCAGAAACAATCAACTTGTTTTTTGTACATGTCCCATATGTCTTGATATTGTATAGGAAACATAACGTGACGAGAAGGGGATTCTACCAGTATAGATTCGGTTGTCATTATTATAGATAGTTATTATTTTTTATATCATTATCATATGGTAGATAATTCCGTATTTATGAATGATACAAAACTTAATAATGCAATACAAATGCGCAAACGAATTGAATCTAGAAAGAAAGAGATTAATAATACATTTTATGACAACAACGAATATATTATGGGCGAAAATGAATACAATAATGATTCATCGTTGATAACTATGTTTAACATTTTGCTCGAACATATAACCGAAATACACAAGTCAGGTCTTAATCCAATTCGGACATCTTACCTCGATGAACAACGTGATATCATTATGGGGGAATTAGTAAAATTAAAACAACGTCTATAAAATTATATTATGTTATAATAATGGATAATGCGCTACAACAAACATTGAATGATATAGAGGAAAAAATGGCGTATATATTAGAGAAATCGGCAGAATCAAATGGGGATAAGGTTGAATTGAACCAACAACTCACTGAGTGTAAGGAAAAATTGGAAAAATGTAATAAACAATTAGCGATGTTTGAAGATTATAAAAATAGAATAGAAGGTATTAATGTCAGATTAGAGGGTCATATGAAAGAGGCTGAAATTGGTCGACCCCAAGGCGATGATTCTCCAAGTATTGGATCCCAAGGCGATGATTCTCCAAGTATTGGATCCCAAGGCGATGATTCTCAAAGTATTGGATCCCAAGGCGATGATTCTCAAAGTATTGGATCCCAAGGCGATGGACCTCCAAGTGATGGTCCTCAAAGTATTGGATCCCAAGGCGATGGACCTCCAAGTGATGGTCCTCAAAGTATTGGATCCCAAGGCGATGGACCTCCAAGTGATGGTCCTCAAAGTGATGATCCTCAAAGTATTGGTCCTCAAAGTATTGGATCCCAAGGCGATGAACCTCTAAGTAGTGGACCCCAAGGCGATGATCCTCAAAGTAGTGGACTCCCAGATATACTAACTTCTTTGGGCGAAACAATGAAAAATGGACTTAAAAGCGCCAGAAAGGGTTTCGAGGGAATGACAAGTACGTCATCTACTGATGAAACTGACTCTGACGAGGAGCCACCAGATGAAGAGGGTGGTACTCGAGAAGGTTTTACAGGAGGAAAACCAACGAAAAAGCACAAGAAGTATACTAAAAAAAAGATTAAAAGTAATCGCAACAAACCTCACAATAAATCCAAGAAATCCAGGAGAAATAAAAAAAAGGTTCATACAACCACAAAACGTAGACATACTAGGAAATCGAAACGTTAATTGTTTTATATATCTTTTTCCATTTTCGTTGTAATAATCTGATATAGTATGTTTTAATGATTGCAATCATTTCACCTCCAGACAATTCAATGCATTCCACTATATCAAATGTATTATATCTCATCATTGAGATATAATGGAAATTTCTTATCAACGGATGATATATAGTTGGTGTTGGGGTTTTATATGGTAGGTTAATATATTCGCCAGAATAAAATTCATCATTTGTTATACTATACCGAACAATAAAATGCCCATGTATATTTATAGATGATTTATTTGTATACCCATGTATTGATGAATTATATATGTCACAATAAGCAATACATTTCATATTACGAAATGTATATACAAATTCTTAATATGTTTTTTATATAATTATTATATATGAATGATTATGTATTACCAACCGATTTTAAAATGTATATGCCAATCCTTTTTATAATAGTAGTGTGGTATTCGGATGGGGTTGATGTTGCTATGTTCGCATTATCTGTTACAATATTAATAATGTCGTTTATGGATGATATTATAGTTGTTATCCCAACAATAATCCTAATTACACTTATGTACATATTGTATATTAGAAATACCACAACAGATGAATCATTCAAGTTTAAGAAGCGTTGGAAGAGGGCTTCAAGGGGTGTTAAGAGCGCTTGGAAGAGTGCTACAATGAAAAAGTCGTGGAAAAGGATTGCTAGGAATGCAATAAGATTTGCCAAAGGCAAAAGGAGTCCCGCAAAGCTGCGCGCGCGGCGGCTCAAAAAAGAAAAATCAGGAGAACCTGATCCTAAAACTTATCTAAATACAGCGGAGTCGTGTGAGCTCAATCCAACAAGTTGCACCGAAGTGACACTGACAATCCCAGCTTTCGCCGAATATAGTAAAAAAATCCCGTTACGCGAAGGATTTCGTGAAGGTGGTACCAATCCCGCGAAAGGTAAGACCAATCCCGCGATTGGTACCACCAATCCCGCGAATACACACGCAAGAATTAGAGAAATTATAGACAACGGTGAACGTCTATCTAAAGATTTAGTCAAGACAACTAACACCAGTCCTAAAAATAAAATTGGTAAATCTGAACCTATGGAGAATAGAAATACTAAACCTGGAAAAATGAAAGAAACTGACCAAATTGCTTCTGCATATGAAAACATTGAGAAGATATTAGGGTCTGACGTTATAAAGAATATGAGCAAGGATAGTGGAGATCTTGCAATGAAACAACAAAATCTAGTAAAACAGATGAATGATTTAACCCCAATTTTAAGTAAATATACACAGATGATGGATGGATTTGATTCATCAAAATTAACGGATATATTAGGTGGTTTAAATAATATGATAGCAACAACTCGTGTCTAAAAGATATGACTATATATATATATGAGGCGATGTGATACAAATGTTAATGTAATCCTATTATTTGTATGTATACTATTATTTATCGTTATTTTATTATTAGTTACAAATCCACAGGTTATCACCAATCCACAAACGATCGATAATAATGTTACAATAAGAACAGACCGCCAGGAATTACCACATCCATATATGCCACCGATGGTTAGGACAATGAATATGGATTATCAACAAGTGGGAATATTAACAAGAAATGATTCGGGGGAGACCATTCTTCCACTTATGGGTAGAGAATTATATAGAACCGGTGGTAAATGGAATTATTATACTATGAATGATAAGAATAATATGATTCGGTTACCTTTACAAGTAAATGGCAAAAGTGGTACATCTGAATATGGGTGTGATCAGTTATACAGCAATGATTCGGTGTATGTAGATGGGTACAACGCATCATTTATAGTAAAAATTTATGAAACAAATCAAATGACATATTCACCCTTTTAATGTGCAAATATTACGCCCTGGGAACATT